TCCCGGAAACCAAGAAATACACTTCTCTGTTCGATGCCCTCTAAACGGGCCTTCTCTTTGAACTCTTTGAAATATACTTTTAGTTCCTCTCTGAACTTATGCCTTGGAAGGCGATGTTCGATGAGAGCTTCATCACAATATGCCTTATAGATCTCCCATGCTCGTGCCAATGTGACTCCATCCTCTTGCTTGAAGACGTAGTAATTGGCTTCCATGAAATTGTAAAAGACATCTGTTTCTAACATCATGTCGACTGGTCTATAACCAGAATAGTAATTACGACCCATCTTACGATATACTTGCAAACAATAATAAGCTATGCCGCCAAGCTCGAAGTCGATTTGAGACATCAGGTTTAAATATTCACGAACCGGCAACTTACGACCTGATGTGCGGACATCTATTAGACGACGAATGATGCCAGACTTAGCATCTGTGATCTTCACTGGCTTGTTAGTTCCAATGAATATAAAACTATTTGACTTTGAAGTATGGGTCGGTTTATACTTCTCGTTCATCGTCATCTCTTCATGCGCAACCAATGAGTTTAACTTCGTGTTATCTTCGATGCGAGAAAGATCACCATCGTGCTCAATAGCCACTAATGGGTTTCCTCGGAATGCCTCGGTTGCAAATGAATTACTGTTTGCGCCTAATGCTTTGGACTCGAACGTTGTGTAGTATCCTTCAAAGAGTTTTTGTATGATGTTTAGGATGGTTGACTTTCCACCACCTGCTTCACCATATAACACAATAAACTTCTGAATTTGTTTTGAGTCGCCTGACACAACAGCCCCGATTGCCCATTCGATCTTGGCTCGTTCTTCGGGCTCATAGAGAGTTCCTACAAGTCGGTCCCATGCATCAATAGAACCTTCCTTCAGAGGATATGGTAACCGCTTACTAACGTAATCGTCCTTGGTGATTGCCTGGTCAGCGAATGTCAAGTTACTGTCAAGCTCATGTGCATTGTCTGACATGTGGCCCAAAAATGTCTTGAACTGGGACCAGCTATTGGTCGAGAAGTCTCGCATCCAATTTACTTTAATATCACCATGGTCTCCATCTCCTACATACTTACGCTTATACTCTGCCAACTCTGCGTCGACAAGTCTGCGGACGTCATACTCATCTGTAGACCAAAGACCTCTTTCCGCATCCCAAACGGCAAAGAAGTTTTTTCCACGAATCATTAGGTCTTTTGACCTGGTGACCTGGAAGTCTGGATAGATGACTAACTCTCCGCCTTTCTTTGGGAGTTTGGTCTTAATCGTGAAGAAGTCCAAGGCTCCTCCTTTCAAATATCGAGCTGAGACGTTTTTGTGAATTTTTGGGTCAAAACTCTTTTGTAGTATTATATAATATTAAAACTCTTTTTTTATCGGGGAAAGAGTTTTTGGCGTTTTTTGACTTTTTTGTCTCAAAATCGCTTTTTTTTTCAGGTTTTGCCCAGTTTCTAGAGGGAAAATAGCCGAAAAGGGTGCGACACTTTGTGCGACACTTTTCAAAAGTGAGACACTTTTTTGTCTCAAAACACCCTTTTTAGCTATAATTCTCGTTAATGTAGTACATCATTTGGTACCAGATTTCGACCGTAGCCATGTCTTTCGGGCCCCGGAGTTTGAGCGGGAACAGGCTCCCTTCACCGTCATAACCGTACGTACGACTTAGGAGACTCTCCAGAATATCGTCTATCTCGGCTTCGGCCATAGGGTTAATCCGTCCGCTACCAGGGCCTAAATTGGCGTCGTTGAACTTGTCGAGTTTCAGGTTCTTCAGCATCTCGAAGAAATACTTGTTCACACGATCACCAGGTTCGATCAGGCCGGAAAGCTGGTAATTCATCCGTTGGGCTAAGGCGACCATCACTTCAAATAAGGTGCATTCCCCCTTCATGAACGCACGCACCTCGAGATGATCTCTATCCAGTTGTTGTCCATCAATATAAAGCTCCCTTAGATAGAGACCATCTTCGCATCTATTTTCATCGTTCCGTACAGACCACCGGAACTTTTTGCTATGCAATTCGTGACACAGCTTGTGATATGTCCTTGGCATTGGACGTACGATATCATATAGATACTTGAAGTATTCTTCTCTAAGCGTTAGCCTCCTCGTCATTTTCTTCATCGGTCACCTCATCAAAATCGATACCCTTCTTGAGACCACGTCGCGGCTTGATCTCGTCCGCATCGGCATCGATGGCGTATTTCACGGACATGCGTACAATCTCGTATAACGCTCGCGTCTTTGGATTACGAACGTACACAATATCAGGATCACCCGATAACATACCGAAGGAGACAAGCGCATCATTGCCGATGATATCTTCCGGGCCTGGGATGACGTTGTCATCTTCTCCGACCATGATCTCATCTGCAAAATATGTCAAGTCTACGACTTCGAAGTCATCAGGATTGTTGTTGAAGTCATCCTGAGATATGATTGTGATCGCGTCTGCTGAAGGCTTTGGCTGATCGAATGTATCAGCTTCATCAACAGCAATCATCTGAGCGACGACTGCATCTTGATGTGGTTCAGTATCGCCTTCATTGTATTTCTTGGCGAGAGCAGCCAGGTCCGGGCGATTGATGGACAGAAAATGTTTTGTATAGTCTATCCGTTCGCGCTTCGTTTTGTTCTTCTTTTTTCCCATGGTCGGTTTACCAGGACTACTCTCTTCATCATCGTCCGTAGGCTGTTCTTCCTCTTCGTCAACAACCACGGGCGCCTGATCACGAATTTCTTTTTCTTCGATGTAGTCAGCAATAACTGCTGCTACGAAATATCCAGCACCGGCACCAACAGTGGCACCGACAAGCAAAGCTACATTGCGATTCATAGTGAATCTCCTTTTAAGTTAATGTCCATAGTCGAGTTCTCCCCTTTTCGGTTCGTCGAGATACATCCCCTCGTCGTAGATATACTCTGGAGGGAATTCATAAAGGTTCAAGAGATACTCAACAACAAGGTGATAGTTTCCGATCGAATCGGGTCCGGTAAGGGTCCCCCCTCAACCCTCAATCAGATCCCAAATAATCCCGGTCACGTTGAAGTCCAACAAGATGGCCTTCTCATAACCATTCACGAACGCACGACCAGCAGGGTTCTCGATGTTGTAGATACCGAAGTCAATGACCGTGGTACCATCACCATTCATGACCCATCCGTAGATCGAGCCTTCTTTTGTTCGCGGCAGACCGAGCATGTCGTAGACCTCATTCAGGAATACGTGCCCGCGTGCGCGCAGCATGTCATTTACGTGGTTCTGCTGAATGCGGAGGAAATATAGATTCGTCTCCGCGCTCTTCTGCCACTGGGTCGAATATTCATCGAAGAACTTGGCGAAGCCACTGGTGGTCTTGTCTTTGACCGTCATGACCTTGACTTTCTGCTTCGTCACGGTGCCGTCTTCATTGACGACTTTCTCGTTCGTGGATGATTCGTAGATCCCCAGGCGATAGTTGCGATCAACATCAGGCCCGAGCTCTTCGACAACGCGCTTGCGATATGCGGCGAAACCTTCAGCGAGAAGATTGTAGCCAGCGATCAAACCGACCTCGCGGCGTTTCATGATCCCATGAGATGACAGGATGGATGCGATCGACAACACGCCAATACCAACAGAGGGTCCGTAGAGCTTGGCGAAATCGAGGCCAGCATAGATATAGGTCAGACCAACAGCCTGTTGCTTCTCTTCGGGAGCAGCGTCGCCTTCATCGATGGTCTTGAGATTTTCTTTCACACCTTCAACGATAGCTGGTGCTTTCAAGGTAGCCTTCGCCGCCATTACGGCAGCCACGACAATACCCGTCAACCCAAGACCTAACAGGATCTCAGGTGAGTGCTTCTTCACGACCAATGCACCACGATTGATCGCACGCACAGCTTTTGTCTGCACTGTAGCAAGACTGTTCATTGTGATTCTCCTTCTTTTTTTTGTATTTCTCGGTTTACATCCGCGATGAGTCGTTCTACAATAATATCTTCTTCACCGCGTATTCGTTCGACTTCCATACGAGAAAGGATCCAGGTTAAGGTCCAAAGTTCAGCTTCATACCACCTGAATTGAAATCGTATGGCATCACCAGGTTCAACCAAGTCAAATTCCTCGATAGTGATCCTGGCATTTGGTTTGGATATACCTTCACGGATCTTGGCCAAAAGTTCAAATACTTGAGTCAACATCGGTACTCCTTATAGAGCCTCGTGCGTGATACGGTCGCACGGTACCAAATATGATGCAGTTGTTGTTCCAAGATGCCAGTTGGTCCCATCAAAGTACCAGACAACAGCAAAAGGTACTTGTAATTGAACCACCCATAGAACATCTCCAGCACGTACATCTGAAAGAATATAACCGGTAGGATTCTCCCGGACAGATGTTTCTTTGTATGCGCACATGGGGATATCTGTTTCGTGACGATTTGCCATTTCGACTACAGCATTGGTGTGACCAGCAATATAGCCAAGTCCAGTAAGACCAACGATCGCAATGGCAATCATGAATGAGTAGAATGTATAGACAAGTGCTTTACGCAGTTGAGGGGTAAAGAAACGTCTTAACATTCTTTTAAACAAATATAAACGAGTTTTGAGTTTCATTAGATTTTCCTTATAATTGTCTCGCAAATTCAATATTGAATTGGTCGACAGATATGTTTTCAATGTACGATAGACTGTACAGATAAACTTTGCCATTGAAGAATTTAGCGTAACTATAGATATCGAGTTCAAAACTAAACCAAGAAGGATCAAACTCACAAATATAGTTAACTAGATCTGGCGTAAGTGGTAACAAATTTAAGACTTTGATCTTCTCGGTCAATACCATAATTACTCCAATTCTTTTGGTTCTGGGAGGACGATAACGTAACCTCCACGAGTGTGAGTACAATATGCGTCACTCAGTTCGGATCCAGTCCAACCCCATTTGTGGTCGGTGTGGGTCGCGCCTTCGACGCCAGCGTAGTCGTAGAACTCGGCAACAGATACGGCTTCGTATTCTTCGATATGATCACACAGAGCAGACAATACGTCTGATGCGTCCGAGCCGTTCTTGAACACGATCTCATCAATATTGAAGCGAGCATTCGAGAAGCGCTTCTGAGGACGTTCATCACGTCTGTCATTACGGTAGAAGCTTCCGTAGCTCACGTTCGGTCCGGCACTTCGACCATGAGAAGGACGCCGCCGCTGTCCAGTCTCGCCATAGATCAACATCTCAATACCGCTCTGAATTGAATCGGTGATCATGCTCTTTGCGGCAGGGATCAGGATGTCATAGAGGATATAAGAGCCGATGTCCTGGGAAGATTCGTTCAGCAGAGAACGTGCAATACGCCTTGTGAGAGGGACTTGTTTGCGGACTGCTTGAACTCCAAGTTCTTTGGTTCTCCGAGCTCCCCGAGTTTTAACTCTGGAATTACCCAAATTGTCGGGTCGAACCAGAGCTGTCTTGCCTGATTTAGATCGCGGGGGAAGACGATCGTCTGTACTTGATTTAACTTGCGCCATGTTTTGCTCCTCTCGATAGTACTTCGAGTAACATAATGAATATGATTCGTAATTGGTCGACAATTGTCTTGTCGTTTGCCATCGTCAGCATCTGGACTTGATTGTCTGTGAACAAAAATAAGTCATCTGCTGGAATTTTTATAGTCAATGTGACTCCCTCATGGTTTTGTTCTGATTTTACTGTAACCATAGGTCTGTTTTATCCTTTCAAGATAATTTGCCGAGCAAAAAAAGAGGGTCAGTTAACCTAACCCTCTCCTCCGGTCTTGTTCATTTCGGCTTTAACCAGCTCACGCGTCCGTACAATTTCGGTGAGCATTTCGACCGCCTGTGTTTCCACGTAGGTCATAGCCATGTCACTCAGAAGACCGCTGAGGACGAAGGTTCCAATACCGATCGAGATCTTGGTGATGGGTTTTGCGTTCGGCGGAGTTTTGACAGCAACCAGGTTACCGACAACACCACCGACACTTGCGCTTACGGCATACTTCGCTACTACGCCTAGAATAGCCAATGCGTTCATTGTGAATTCTCCTTTTCAGATATAAAAGAATCGCCCCTGGTTAGAGAGGCGACTCTTCGTTGTTCGCGCGGATGATCTTATTCGGTTTCTTCGACGGATTCTTCTTCATCGAGAAGAAGTTGCTCGTCATTTTCGAACTCAGCGTTTTCCTGGGCATTGACCACAACGGCCGCCACAGCAACGCCAACCAGTGCGCCGATCGCGACGCCTGCGACACGGATGACCGTAGCCTTGTTTGCCTTCAGCATAGCCTTGAGTTGTTCGAGTTTTTCTTTCATTTGATTTCTCCTTTTGGATTTGATTGTCTTTCTTCAATCACTGTTCCTAACCACGTGCCCACGGCTACGAGGATAAAGAAACAGAAAAAGAACACACTAATACCATCGACCGGCAGCTTCCTCATAAGAAGCAACCATGATTCGGCGAATATGCTTAACCAAGCAATCACCGCGTTCGTCCTGTTCAAATTAAGAGGGCTCTGATTTTTCATCGAGAGGCTCCTCTATATTACGCCTTGTAAAAGGTGCGAGGGTTGGATCGGCAGGATGGAGTGTGATCGCGAGTTCGGTCAGTTCGAGTTTGTTGATCGTCCGAACACCGTCTTCTCCGACGCTCACATTGGCCAAGTCGTATTTACCACCAGGGACAATATATAGGAATTGGTTATCCTGAATCCCACTGGTAAGAGTAAACGCAACTTCCAAACCATCATCTTTTCTTGTGAAGTATTCAGCATAGCCAATCGGGTCACCAGCAAAGTTTATACGCACCGGGACTTTGGGTTGTTTGATGATAATATCTGAGATTGCTTCATCTGAGAAGACGATCCCGTTTTGAACTGGATGTTTTGTTACGAGCATACCTTTGAATTTTACTTTGTCCACGATTTCTCCTTTCATAAATATGGTAGATGGTCTACGGAATGCTTGATGACGATCACTGCTGCGACCAACAACGGTGCACACTGTAATCTTTCCCAAGTGTTTTTTTTTTTTAAACACCTAGGCGTATGATTAAACCAACTGGAGCATACCCAATTGATCTTATCATAGCCATAGCAAAAATCACCAAACATTCAATAGACCATCTACCCTTGATTGCAAGTCCCTGCTAGCATATCCAGGGATCGGCGGTGCTTTTTCGTATACCGCTTTCGCTAGCTTTCCCATCCAGTTATTCGCTGGGGTATTATATGCTAACTCCACCCACTACACGCCTAGGTCAACGAATACAATCGGCGCTCTGCTTATGGACGACATTCAAATATAGCCAGCTGGGCTGTGTAATACCATGCTGTATACTATAATCCTTATAGTTCGTCACAACCCCAGAGTCGGTTCCAAGTTGACCGCCGAAATCGGTGGGATTCAGAATATGTTCTGCCCAAGGGTGGTACTGCATCTGATTCACAGGTTTGGGACTCGTGTCGCTTCGGAAGATGGTCTACCAACAAAAGGAGCAAGCAACGAGTTTTCGATCGGGTGAAAGGAGGTTATTCGCTCTCGTTAGAGAAAGGGAGAAAAGGAGGAGCGTAAACCAGATGCAATACCATTCTTGAGCAGAACAAGGAAATATCAGTCTAGATCGCCCTCTTCCAAGTTCCGTTCGAAGTCTTTCTTGAAGAAGGGATGAGGTTTGGCTGTCAGCATCTGAATGAGCATCTGATGCTTAGGACTTCGTTCAAGTCCAAGATTGATGACAGCTCTCGATGGGCCCAGATCAGGGTTTTCATGCGGAATGTTTGCGTTTGACCAAGACTGTGCATTAAAAGTACCGCAATTGCACATCCATCCAGAACCATAAGCAAACACATTCACAGTTCTACGACATTGACAACAGGACTCTCCCGTGAAGCCATTGAAGTTCTTCCATGTCTCAGCCATCTCTGTGATCTCGGCTGCTGTATAGGATTTGACATTGTCGTGATCACCTAATTGACGTGCGCGACCTTTCAACATTGTTCCCCAACCATCGTTTACCCGATCAATATCAGCCATGTCTTCGATCATCTTAGTTCCCCACCAGAAACGGTAGAGAGCAGTGGACATGTCATCTGATGTTGAGCATGTTATTCGAAAGCCAGCTCGATGGAGAGCAATATAGTTCAGCAGTGAGAGCATTGAATCAACAATTGGAACCTCAAGGGCCCAATGGCGGAACATGTGCCGAGCATTGATCCAAATAACGCGGAGCTTTGCTTGCGGGCGATTGAACTTGTCAGCGTTCTTGGTGAGGCTGTGGAAGAAGAAGCGAATGCGACCAGGAAGACCGTGGAACCGCCAGGCGCTGTCTTTCCAAATATAGAGTCGTCCCCAGTTCACAAGAGCTTTCTGCTCTCCAGATGGTTTGTGGGATAGATCGTGCTTCCACATGATGACGAACATGAGAATCTGGATCTCGTAATAGAAATTACCTTTGAGTTTCATATCGACCTGTCACCTTTCGTTTCAAAAATTTGAAGTAGCCAATTACCAACGCTAGAAGTAGTTTGAGTATTAGCCGCATAATATAATCCTAGCGAAAGATCAACACGAGAATCCCAATCAATGTGAAGATAATGATTGGTAGTCCTTTTGCGCGTCGAACTTTGCGAATCTGGGATATGAAAGCAGCACGTCTGGCAGCGAGGAGTTCGGGAGGGTAGTCCATATATATCTACGCGAAGTAGTATCGCTCTCCTTCAGCCAGGAAATAACCAGCACGCATTCCAGCCGCACCACCGAATACGACCTTGCTTCCGGGAACAGCATCTGTGAGTTCTTTCTTCGCGGCCTCGTTGAGCTCATAGGATTCGGTCAAAAGCAAGTTGGACAAATGCATTTGAGCAAGATCGGTTCGTCCAGCATTGATTGCAGCTATGACTTTGTTTATCAGTTCAGTATACATAGTGAGTCTCCTTTTCAAAAATGGAAAGAAGAGAGCCTATGTTTTTACCATAGACTCTCGTCTTCGATCAGTTGGTTTTGTTGACCTGGTTGTTGATTTCTTCGATCAATGCCTTCGTTCCAGCTACAACGATGAAGGTTGTGACCTTGATAGCGATACCAACAGCGGCTGCTGTTAATACCTGCTTACCAATTTCACCGGCCTTTACGGTTGCGGGGTGGTTGCGAAATGCATCGAACTTTTCTTTCAAGTTTTCAGTGTTCATTGTATAATCTCCTTTTCATTATAGCCCTTGTAAATCGTGCGAGCTATAATGTGGAAATATGATCACCACAACTTTGTTGGTTTGTTCGTGAACGTCAGTACGACGCATGGGACGTTGCCTGAAGCGAGTTTCGCTGAAATATCAATCTCCAGCAAACCCTTCTCTACGTCCCAACCGATATCACGTCCACTCTCCACGGAATCGAGACCCAATTCGTAATATAGGTCGTTGATCGGGAGTTGCATCTCTTTGAGAAGACGGTGATTGAATTCGTTGATCGTTCGCTTGATGTCCTCTACATCCCCTTTGAAATATCGGCCAGTGTAGGCATCATAGCAAAGAGTATCACCGAGACCGCTTACGATGATAGCTTTAGATTCCAACGGATTTTTTTTTAACTCGTCGGCAGCAATATCAGCGCGGATCTTCTTCTCTTTATTCTCGCCGATCGTTTCAACAACCTTCGCCTGGTATTCTTTGAGAGTGGATTCAGCAACTGCAAATAAGCTTGAGAGTGCGGCCGTTCGGCGATTGCTGATTGATGTTGCGCCAATGACGCATCCGATGCTCACCATACCCATTAGAGTAGATGGAGTATAGACCTTCCAGGTCAGTTGGATAGTATCAGCAAGGTTGATCGGGACATCGTATCCAGTTCCGTATTCATCATAACGGAAATTGCGTTCATGTTCGAGGATCTCCATCGCCTTGGGTGTTGCTTTTACTGCCATGACGACGGTGGATATGAATCCAGCAACTCCAAGCCCTGTGAGGATCGTGGGTGAGTGCTTGGTAAGCGTCCGTCCAAATTGACGGGCAGCGTTAGTGATTAGGCTGAGATCCATTTTGCTTCCTCTGTTTCTGAACGCCTAAGTGAAGGCGGCGATACATTGATGGTGGCATCGGCTTCCCATCGGCCTCATACAGATAGACAGGCTTGAAGTGTGCGCCTTGAATATGACGAGCGTTTGCCTTGCTACGACCCTTCTTCGTTCGGCGAGCTCGCTTGGGTTTGGGATTGGGCATGGCAGCGATAGCCGTAGGGACAGATTGAGCCATAGCGAGAAGCGCGGTCAATAGAGCATTTTTATTCTTTTGTTGATTTGGTGTGAACATTCTTTCTCCTTATAGTTCGGCTAACGCCTTGACGGATGAAATATAGATCGATGTGCCACAGTGGTTACACATAACGATCTCAGCGGACTTTGCGATTTCGACCCATCGCATACCGTTATCGAATTGAGCACGTCCCGGGAAGTACCGGAAATATGCAGTCCTTCGGCAGTTAGAGCATATCAATTCAGTCGATTTCCAATCAAAAGCCATAAGATTTTCCTTTCAAGATCATCCAAAACCATATTCTTGAGTACCATACTGGATGGTAGCAACATACGGTCTGCTTTTAAAAATATCACTCCTCCACTCGATTATCCGACAAGGTGCATAGCGTTCGAACTCTTGTGCTTGCAACTTGTTTAATCGGTTATCTCGTGTTACGAGTAGCGCAATAGCGCATCGGTTAATTTCAGCACGATCCCCCTGTCTCAGTGCTTCCAACAGCTCGTCCATGACTACATGGGCCAATTGAGGGTATTGATCGGCCACCAGTTGAACAACACAGCCGGAATAAGATAGGCTACAGCCAACCAGAACAGGGCCTTGATGATGTCAATCATGTCCTTTACTCCTTTTCTCATACGGATTATGATACTCAATTCGTCGTTAACTCTTTTGGTAGAGATAACACGACCAATCGGTTTTACACGATGTGAGTGGTTAAATACTATGTGCATAGATTCTCCTCTTCAAGATATTTTTGACGAAAAAAGTGAAGAGCTGCGTATATTACTGTTGCCAGTCGTCATCTACTAATTTCGATAACTCTATACGAATCTCTTCATTATATACGTTGTAAATCCTGCGAGAAAATGAAAAAGAAAGAAGCCTATGCGGCTTCAATCTCTTGAATTTCTTTGACTATCTCTTCGTTCGTCAATTCAGAACTCATGAGAAAACTCATTATCAATTCTCCTTCTTTCATTGTTAGTTCTTTGCCTGTGGCTTTCTCTAACAATTCCATAATTCGAAATGATCTTAACATTTTTCCTACGAATTTAATTGCGTTCATTATATAGTCTCCTTTTCATTATAACCTATGTAATTCACGCGAGTAAAAATAAGATACCGTGTTTTTGCACGATATCTCATTTGTCTTACTTAGGTTTCCAACTCCAAAAATCATCAGACATAAAACGTTCTTTTGGTAAGTAGTAGTCTCCAATGTCACTCGATATCTTCATCAACGTATATAACGCTGTGAATCCTATCAAACTAACAATTAGAACTGTTACTTCTTCCTTTGTAACTGGTTTTATAACTTTGTTCATTGTGTTTTCTCCTTTTCATTATAGCATATGTTTCCCACGCGACTAAAATGGTTTGTAAATAGTTTCAATAGGAGCTTCTATTTGATCACCGTGTGAATATAAACGTACGTAACCTGCTTTAGGCATCAGATCTACGTCGTGAATTGTGCAATCCTTGTATGTTTGATTTGTTTGGTCTTTAGCATCTTGTACAGATGTAGCGTCGATTTCTATTTCTCGTTTTCCCCCACCTTTTGTAGTCAGTTTAACTTTGAACCGCATTGTGTTAACTCCTTCAGAATGATTTTTCAAATTTTCCCACCGGGAATTTTTTTTAATATGTGTTTTGAACGCGAGCAAAATGAAAGAGACCATGTTTAGTGATCTCTCTCATTTTTTACTCTCGTTCGGGTGTATGTTACTTTCTCCACACCATTGTCAGTGCTTTGGTGGAAATAACGTTCAAGCGCTCGTAATTCAATACAAGCAGCAGTCCGGCGATATTCGCGCCTATTGTTAATATGGTATCCATACTGATTGCACGCTCGTTTTTCTCTGCGCGAGCTTTAGTCAGTTTGGTTAACTGTTCCAATATCTTCGAATAATCATCGGATAGCGGGCTGATTGTGCTTAGTAGCGCACTCAAACGTTTTATTTCCTCATCCATTAGCGTCAGACTTTCTGGTCTTAGAATGTGTTTCATAGTGACTCCTTTTCAAGATGTTTTCTCACTATAGGATGTGTAACCTCTGCGAGGAGACTATTTTGCGGTTTCGGGCTCGACAACGACCTTCACGTTTTTGTTCTCGATGAGCTCGATCGCGACCAGTTTGTGGAACTGAGCAGTACTGAATCCGAGCAGCGCACCCAGGAATGCGTCGAAAGCAATCAAAGTCGACACAATCTCTTCCGGATATGGAAGATGCCAGATCGCGGCCATCGCGCCGTAAAGGGTAATAAGGGCGGGAAGGAAGATCTGTGCGGTCCAGGTGAGGAATTCATACATGTTATTGGAAAGGATCCACGCGCTCGCCTTCGTATTCGTGACGAGTTTGACCAGATTCAAGCGATACATCGGGTTGGTGACGTTGAATTTGTTTGTGGAAATGCCGAGCAGCATGGCCAGGAACAGGTCAATGGCGGCAAGCGTCGATACGATTTCCGTACCATAGGGCAGCGCCCAGGTATTGGACATAGCCATGTAGAACACGCCGAGGGCGGGAAGCAGAACAAGTGTGATCCACTTCAAAGCATCGTATACGCGGTTTGATAACATCATTTGTTGGTCTCCTTGGTGATAGTATGAATATAATCGTTCTTTCGGATGGGTAGATTATCTACCTCCTGCATTATCCTCTTGGCAGAACCGTTTCCACCAAGAGCTTCATAGGCCTTGTACAAATATACATTGAGGTTTTCGTACTCGTCTTGCGAGATCCAACCACGGTCAATGTACATCATTCCAAGGCTTAGAATTCGGTCATGAGCTAATCCAAGCAATAACTCAGTTTGAAGGCTTTTACGCTCCTTCTTGTTCCCAATAAATAGCCAGAATCCCGATGAGGCTACGAATGAGATTATAACTGGGATTACTATCTGGATTAGTTCCAACATAGTTGTTTGTTCTTGCATCTTTAATAAGTATCTCCCTTTCTAGGCAGTGTAACTTCCATTGCCTGTAAATTTAAGAATGGTATAAATACCATTAGTAGTGACAGTAGGTGCTCCTGTAACTATACCGGTATATACGGAAGTCTTAATTTTGAGTATGAATACTCCACTTCCACCGATACCAGCACTACCTGTTTGAGCTGCTCCACCACCACCATTACCAGTATTAGCTGCGCCAGCTGTAGCAGCAGTGGTTGTACTTCCCCCATTACCACCGACACCACTAGCACCTCCTCCACCGACAGCCACCGTACCATTACTATTATTACCACTAGCACCACCACCACCATAACCTAAACTTGAACCGGTTATGCTGGAAAATAAACATGCGCCGCCAGTAATACCATTTACGGTACCACCATTCCCACCGACTCCACCTGCTCCACCTCCAGCACCACCCATGTCGGCACCACTAACAGTAGTACTACCACCATTATTTCCTTGTCCAGCAGTACCGGTTCCTCCAGCTTTAACTGAATCGGCAACACCGTCGCCAGTAGCACCACCACCTGACCCACCATTCTTACCAGCAGCGTTGGCAGCACCTGCTCCACCTCCACCAAGAGCAGTAAGACCAAAAGCGGTTGAATTCGCACCGGTTGTGGCAATTGCACCACCACCACCAACAACGAAGTTATAAAGTGTGCCTGGTATTAGTTGATAGTTTGTCCCCTGTAATACTCCACCACCACCGCCACCACCGCCACTTCTACTACCGCCGGTACCAGCATAGGCACCACCACCGCCACCTCCAGCAACTAATAGATAGTCAGCTAAGAAATCTGTGAGAACTTGGTCGACTGGCGATAGCTTACCTGGAAGACGTAGAATACCACGTCGCTTATGTGTGCGATAAGTAGGAAGTGTCATGTTATGCCGTAATCCTGTTCACCCAACCAGTGACCACGATAAGGTTTGCAGATGCCGCAAAAGCGCGGATCGCAAGGCCATTGTTGAATACAAAACCTGGCACAACCAAATATAGACCACTCTTGAAGGGGACACTGAACTTGACCTGGTCGTCTGGTGCAGCGACACCACCCAACTCCAAAGTCAATTCGAGATTTGCCGTGTGAAGATTTGCAGCATAAAGCCACACTTCATCTTGATCGAGAATGCCAGATACAGCCGTATGCAAAAGTGTACCAGGAGTAGCAGTAGCTGCTATTTTGATGTTTTTGCCATTGGTCGATGCTGACAAGTTACGTTTTGAATAAGTTGCCATATGTTTCTCCTATTAGGTAAAGATCTGAACTTTCAGGACATCAGCAGCATCGCTTGGAGCGATAAGAGGTTCCGGAAAGACAATGTAGGGGCAATCAATCGTACCTACAACTTGAGTAATGTCGCCATTGACGATCGAAGCAGCACTTGCAGCAACATAGATGTAGGCCAATGGGTATTGGTTAACTTCGGCTGTATGAGTGAGTGTTGGGGCAACGGGCACAGCAGCGGGTGTGCCATTAACTATCTTGATCGTGTTGACACGAGTAGCCAATGCCGAGTTCACCTCAAGAACAACCGTATCAATTCGTGGATTGATCAGATCGGAAGCCGATACCGTCAGACCAATGTCACCATCATTGTATGTCCACGTATTGTTGAACCAAGCTTTTCCTGAACGAACGATGATGTCCATTCCAGTGTTTTGGGTGACTTGGAACTTGTTACCAACGAGTTTGAAGACGCCGTCAGTAATAATCCCGTTGAACATTTGGGATAATTGTACAGCATCATAGACACGATCGTTGGCAACAGCGTTATAGAAACCATAAGTGACTGTCATAGATGTTCTCCTTAAATTTTCTCAAAGGTTGGATAGACTCTTGGTCCAGCTTTATCCTCAGAGAATATGTATTCTTTCACGCGAGTACGACCAGTTAGACCGTATTCATTTTCGATCTGGACAATGTCACCAAGACTGTAATCGGTATCGTATTTGTAGTCAAGATTCGGATCTATCTGTCCGTCAAACGCCTCAAAGTCGCTATGATCGGCAAGATCAGCTGCTCCTCTATGCGTTAGTAAGAGTTGATAGCTTCCTAAACTCAACGTACCACCACTATATGAACTGGAAATAGTAGCTGCATCAGTCCAAAGCTCTCTACGGTTTAAATCAGACAAAGCGCCACCAGCTCGGTTAACATCCAGTAGTTTTCTCGCATACCCATCACCTTCTCCGCCAACTAAAGTAGTCGTTTTGTGTTCTCTTCTCGAGAAGAAATACTGACTGCTTGCCAAATTGTCCATTTGTGGTGAGAATAAAATGATAGAACCGCTGGTTCCTAAATATGATCGGTCAACTCCAGCATAGAGCTTAAATACAAACTGGTTACTTGAGTTAACGGTGATCTTGAAACCGATGCCGGATGCTTTGGTTATGAATGTTATAGCATCTAGTAATGTTTGGCCATGGAACTGGTCATCGAATGTTAAAGCCGTCACTAATGGATCAGCAGAGGCCTCGTAGACGAGTTTGGTGATCTTTCTGTTACTATCGCTTGGAGATAGGGCATTGTTATTCAATAGCGTTTGAATGCCACTCTGGAGATTTCCATTTAATATGGTCTGTGCACGTACAATGCGTCTGTCCAATATGGATTCCAGTGATCGACCCTTGACGATGTACTGATTACCGGCCTCGAAGTCTGTATTCAAATATAGACTTTCAATGACCATTGTTCTTTTTGATTGTGCGAGTTGAAGATATCTGTCTGGTAATATTTCGCTCAGACTCTTCGAATTTGTAGGGAGATATAATTCGAACTCCCCATGGCCGTCAAATCTCTCCGTCCATATGAATGAATCGAAGAGATCGACGACAGCGACGGCATTTAAGTTGGCATCTAATACAATTGGTTCCATTTATATACCCTCGTATATCAATTGGTGTTCAATCTTAAATAACAGATACTGTGCACCAGAAGCAGCAGTATAGTAGAACGGATTTGTACCAACGTTCAATGTGAACCAATCAGAACCAATCACCGCACTCAAGATATTGATAGGGGTGCCATTCCTCAAGAGTATAGCGGACTTCTGACCTTTTACTGTTGATATAGTAATTTCGTCGCCAGCTGATATACCAGTACCTGCAATACTCGTTATGATGGTATTGTTTATGACCATCGTTTCGCGTGTATCAAGGTTCATGATCGTTATACTTCCAGCTGTACCTGTAGCGTTGATGGTTATGACGAATCCGATAGGAGATTCACCATCATAGACTATGTCTTGCTGAGCCTCCGGAGCTACGTTACCAAAGTAAGTCAGTTTGATCGATAGATCGTTGTTTGAATATGGGAAGACAAATTGCTTTGTGAGATTACTGAAGTTGGTCACCTCACTAGCTAACGACCGGAAATATGGATCTGGACAAATGACAGAGACAACGGCACCAGACTCTTTTGAGAATATGTCAGGTTCGTTAGTCTCGACACGACCGCTTATTGTAACAGTCTTTATGTCCGTTTCAAATATCATCGTCAGCTCGTTCTTCACGGAGAAGAACTTGTAGGAAGCGATGCGACTAGCTTCAATAGTTGGATTCTCCAAAAATCCCAAGTGGAACACTATGTTCCTTTGATTCGATCTCGAGGATATAAAACGACTTCCATCAATTGTTGCATATGCTGAAGTGTTAATCGTACCAATTGGAGCCCCGAGACCTTCGATATTTTTGATGAAGAACCCAGATAACTCTGGGCTCCTCAACGTAAGCACAACTGAATCCCCTTTATGGTTTATGACAGTGACTGATTTTATCATGCTTCACCTACCACCTTCTGTGTTCTGGCTAATAGATTTCTGGTTCCTCGATATACATCAACCGGAGATAGTGCCTTCGGTGACGTAATGTTCTGAATATAATTTACTTCCTTCGTCGCGCCAGTAGCATCGCTACCCTGCGTGGAGGCACCAGACTCGCCAGTACTTGCAGATATGGACCGAGCTTTATCGGTTGATAATGTAGCACTTAGTCCTGTATCACCAAACAAACCATTTATCTGGGCACTACCTTTCTCAATATCAGTCATGTCGATGACTGGTCGAATCGTAGGAGCGATGTCCATGTTACTGTCAACTGCGTCCGTTATACGACCAATAACGCTCGAGAATCCTGATATGGCATCCTTCCCAAGATCTGAGATGGATGACGTAACTAGACCTGCGAACTTGTTGATACCACCAGCTAAACCCTGATCAGCATACTTACCTACTTCAATCAGTTCCTTCGCTGGGGAGTTGATACCAAGTGTCTTCTTGATGGCGTTTAACGCAGATGTAGCGAGTTGAGTCGCTGCACTAACTGCATTACCAATATAGTTGCGTATACCTTGAGCGAAACCAGCTACCAGATCAGATCCAGCATTGATCATGCTCGAAGCTTTGTTCTTCAACGCATCAACTATTCGGTTTCCAATATCACCAACAGCTGTTACGACCTGAGACCCATTGGTCTTGAAGCCGTTCAGCAAGCCCGCTATCATGTTAAGTGCAAAGTCCATGAATACGGTTGACGGTGAATTGATGCCAAGAATATACTTGAACTCGTCAATAATCATCTGAGCGAGCTCTTTAATGGCGTCTACTGCATTGTTCCGACCATCAATCAAACCTTTAGCCAGGCCCTTTATGATAGCTAACCCAAGTTCTTGAACTGAGGTGATTAGCTCTGGGAGGTGTGCCTCTACACCATCTTTCATACCATTAATCCAGGATATGATCAAGTTCCATCCCGAATCAACGATATCGGGTATCTTCGCAGCGATAGCAGTCAAATATGCATTGATGATGTCAATCGAGATTGTTACAACCTCACCAATGTTGTCGCGTACGCCAGACAAGAACCCTTTGAGGATATCATAGCCAGCCTGTACGATAACAGGCATCTTCTCTGCTAATGCTGTCAGTAGTTTTTCAACGAGCAATATGACAACATCAACTATCTTCGGGATCACTTCGAGTAACCCGTCAAGTAATATGTTCAAGAGAACGACGATGCCATCTAATAACTTGGGAGCACCCTCGACTAAGACATCCACCAACGCTAATATAGCACGACCAAGCGTAGCTACAAGCATTGGGACTAAACCGACGATACTGGATATGACGACAACTAATGCGGCTGCACCAGCGGCTCCACTGACAGCCAATGCTGCCAAGCCAGCAGAAAATGCAAGCAAACCAACACCAGCAAGTGCCATACCAGCACCAATAAGAAGCATAGCTCCACCCAATGCCAACAGCGTAGGAACAACTGGAGTCATCAACGCACCGGCAACGCCCAATATAAGCAACGTTGCTGCAAGTGCAGCTAATCCACGTCCAATCTCTTCCCATGACATCGATCCGAGGATCTTTAAGGCAGGGGCTAATGCCATTAGACCAAGCGCAGCAACAAATAACGCAGCGGCTCCGGGTAATGCAGCAGTCATAGCATTCAACGCTACGGCAAGAATAAGTAGACTTCCGCCTAAGACGAGTAGACTTCCACCCAATTCTTCGGAGTCCATCGACCCAAACTTCTTCATAGCATCGGCAATTATGACCAGAGCAGCACCAACAACAACTAAACCGGCAGCTTGTGCTATCAACGTTGGAGGAATCAAATATGAAGCGGCACCAATGAGAATTAGTGCGCCAGCCATAGCGGTTAAGCCTCTGGCTACTTGGTCCCAAGATAAGGAACCCAATCCCTCCATTGACTTGGTCAAGAGGAGCATCGCTACTGAAATGACAGCCACTCCAGCAGCAGTTGCAATAAGCGTCGTTCCGCCAGCCGTTGCATAAACGAAGAGTGACAACTCAGCAAGGATCAATCCCATTGCCACAAGTGCTCTCATCAACCCGTCTGCGTCCATTTCAGATAACTGTTGGACAGCCTTGACGAGAACAAGAATCGAGCCTGACATGATAAGGATACCAGCTGAACTCTTTAGACCCATTCCACCAAGATCTGTGGCTTTCATGAAGAGTGCTAATTGGGTAATTATTGCACCCAAACCAAGCAATCCTAATGTCAACTTTGCAGGGTCCATTTCACCTAACGTCAGAACGGCTTTAGCCAATGAGCGAATGGCAAATGAGAATACGATCAATGCGAAAGCGCCCGTAACCATGCTACCAGAACTCTTTGCGAGTACTTTAGCGGAAAGACTAAGGACACCGATCATTGAGACTATCGCCAGCATACCCTTGACTAATTCTTTCGAATCCATCGTGCCAAGTGTACGTACGGCTAAAGCCATGATCAACATTGCCGCGGAAATAGCTAACAAACCAACTGCCATTGTTCCCATTTGAATTGGGTTCACTGTTGAGGAAATCTTTTGGAATGCTAACAATGAACTACCCAATTGTACGAACATAACAGTTATCGCGGCTAAGGCATTTGCTAATTTGTCACCATCAATTGTTGCTAGAACTAAGATGGCCAGCGCCATAATGCCTAAAGCTGCTGCTATTTTGAGCAATGTATCGGCTTTTAGAGAGTTCTGCCATGCTTCAAGGCTACCTTTGACTCCATCTAGAACATCGGTGATTCCACCGAATACTCCGGAGCCTTTATCAATAAACTTCTTGATAGCAAGGAGAACGCCGCCAAGCAGACCACCATTTAGGATGTCTATAACACGTTCTGGTTTGAATTGACCGAGCGATTCGGATACTCTATCCATAAACTTACCAACGGATGAGGACACAGTCTCGGCTAACCAAATGGCGATTGGCGCTATCTTTTGTAATGCCATCTTCAAGAAGTTGATAACCTTCATGAATGTCTTACCAATAGCAGTAAGGGGCTTAAACTGAATCTTGATGTTGTCAACAAACTTCTTCAATCCGTCAAGTTTAATACCCTTGAAATTCTTGATACCTTCAACTACTGTGTCGAAGAACTTTTTGAAAGCAGAACCACCAGCAACCAAGGTATTGCGTATGACTTCGATAACCTCTCCGAAACCATCAGCATTACGTATGGCATCTCTTAGGTTAACGATAAAGTCTGCAATCTTGGCTATGAATTCTATTAAGTTCCCAGCAGTTGGAGCTAATTCTGAGGAGAATCCGAAAATGGCTTTAGTCAGAGATGTAATGGCATACCACACAATATCTAGTATGGCGAACACTCCTTTAAATATCCGCTTCAAGGTACTGGCGCCACTCTCTGTTAATTTCAATCCTTTAGTAAATTCCTTTAAACCTTCAGTTAATGTGAATAATTGCTTTGCAGTAATTGGAGGGAAGATCTCTTTCATCGCTTCGCTTAGAGGCTTCACAATAGATAGAACACTCTCTAAGATATTACGAACCGATTGCAACAGAGCTTCTCGTCCACCCAAGTCCTTCCAGCCTTGTAGAAGGGTGTTTCTAGCGTCAGCGGATGAACCAATCATCGCACCGAATATATCATTCAGTTCAGTCAAGAAAGACTTAGCTTCCTCGAAGTCACCTATGATAATCTCCCAGGTTTGGGCCCAGCCTGATTGAGCTGCTTCCTTCAAAGTGTCAAACAATTGTGTGAACGTCTTAACTTTGGTAGCAGCATCGCTAGCGGTTTGTCCCATTTTGATTATGGACTTAATTTGTTCTTCGGTATAGCCCATAGTCCGGAGCTGATCTTCATTCAGATCTCCTGTAAACTTGGCTAATGTTTCCGTTAGGATCTCACTGGTGAACCAACCACGTTGCAGTGAATCTCGGAAACTACCCTCTTCTGCAATAATCTGGTCAATGGCTACACCATGAACTCTTGCTGTTTCTTTGATGGCATCTTGAAAGACTTGACCACCCATACCAGCATTTACTACAGAGTTCCAGTCCATCAGTTTGACTGTACCAGTTGATAGCGCTTGAGATAATTGATACATTGCCGTACTGGCCTGTTGAGAATTCGAGCCAGAGATAGCAGCAAGGTTAGCAATACCTTTGATGGCGTTTACTGATGTTTGTAGCTTTACGCCTGCTGCGGTGAATGTACCAACATTCCGTGTCATCTCTTGAAAGTTATAGATAGTTTTATCAGAGTATTCGTTTAACTCGTTCAACGCATTCGTAACAATGTCTAGAGTCGTACCCTCTTTCTGGGTATTCGCCAAGATTGTTTGAACACTATTGAGTTTTGTTTCGTACTCGTTGAGACCAGCTTTGATAGGATCGACGGTCAATGCTTTAGCGATTCTTAATCCTGCATCTACAGCGGCACTGACCAATCTATTGAGTTGAGCGATACCTATAGCGGCTAGACCAAGAAACCCTGTTTGTGCAGCTGTTAAGCCGTCTATTAAAGAGGACAAGTTCAAACCTCTCGCAGCATTTGATATGCCTGAGAATGCATCGACTGTTTTGTCAAATTTTAAACTGTTCTTTAACTTATCCAGAGTTCCCATACTGGTTGCGACGCCCTTCTCGAACTTATCGTTCTCAAAAGACATCTCTACTATTTTCTTATCAATAGTCTCACTCATACGCTTGCCACCTCCTTCCATAAAGATTCTGCTATTCTATCGAATATAGGTTTCATAGCTGGATTGATGAAGTCTCTTCCTTCTACGAAACTGCCCGAACGTGTGGCGTGTCCATACTGCAATAGAATAACTACAGGAACACCATCTACCACTTTCGAGTTCGTCCAATTTATGCTAAAGCCTTTCTTCGTTGTCACTATTTCATATGCCCATGAATCAGCAGTAACACCTGAATCAATTGGGGTATTCGATCGTAAAGCTTCAACGCCCTCTCTAGCGTATTTTTCAAGTATGTCGCGATATCTCCGTCCCCTTAGACCATTCAAGTACTTTAGGGCTCTGGAGAAGTCGCCTCTTTGGGTGAATTGAATCATAGTCCTCCTAACCTGACGTCTTCATTTCTGCTTTTCGTTTTGCATTCAAAGCAGCGTTGTGGGACATTAGATCTTTTAGATTACCCTTACGTTTGGGTTGATTCTTGAGATTGATCACTTTAATCAACGTTAATAGACGATCGAGATGCCATGTTTGACACTCGAATGGTACGTTAAAGGTAATCATCCAATAATAAATCAGTTCAGAGGTGATTGTTTCACGATTTGCTTTTCCGGCAGTTTCCGGAACTATCGTAGCAGTTCTAGGAGTTTCAATGTACCCCACGATCTTGTCGATAACACTTTGTGGCATGTAGTTATAGACGTTAGGATCGACATTCTGAGTTATTGTCATACACTTTATGTAGTCAATAGTCTCAGCCTTTGTCTTCTTGTCTCTCGTTAGGAATGGTTTTCTCCAAACCGACTCCCATTTTGAAATAGAGACAAGGGAATGCTCCAGGATCAATGTCACTTCCTTAGAATTGCTAAACTTATTTTGCTTCTCGTCGAATAGTTCGACTGAAGGTATAGTAACCTTGAGCATAGAACATCTCTCCTTGTCTCTATAGTAGTATCGTTTTAGTCTGGCTTAGTCAGCTTTCGGGACGACCCCGTTGACGAACGCGGCCGCAGCATCAGCGCTGGTGGCCAGTTCCATGAAGAGGGTTGAGTAAGCCAAAGAATTGGCAAAGCGGGCAGAGATCTCAGGGGACTTGTTGAAGTGTTCGCCGTCAACATCCTTCTCACCATAGGCAAGCAAGATGAGTTTCTTGAACACGGCAATGATCTGAGGGGCATCCTGGGCTTCGACGATCTTCTGGATCATTTCAGCGAGCCCGCCGGTGGTGGACATCTCCAACTCCATGATTTCGGACTTCATGAGGTTGAAGTAGCAGGTCCGTTCGACTTCTTTTCCATCAAAGTTCTGGAATTTGATAACTTTCTGTAACATGTTAAGTTTCTCCTTTAAGATGATTATACAAATGGGCCCTACCCATCAGAGTAAGGCCCATCTTTTACTGAATGTTCTTCTCGATTACGGAGCCATCAAAGTGGCGATCTCATCGGGAAGCGGCAGGCGACCTTCGGTATTCGGGGTGCCGGTAACGCCGTAGAGGATCACTTCGAGCGCAGCCAACGCAGTGGCATCAGCCTTGGTGGAATCGATCACGATGTAGGACGTGGGTTTGAAACCAGTCACAGGAACAGGCGTGGTCGTGAATTCCCAGCTGAAGGTTGTCGCTTCGGGTGATTCGTTGATCGTCTGGTTCTGGCGTTCGGACGGGGAAGCAAGAGCGCCATAGACGAGGTGCAGTTTGTACCCATAGGATTCACCCAGGGTGTCGTTGCCGAGGACGGTGCGGTAGCACAGACCAAAGGGAGTGCGGGCCTGTTGTCCGACCATCACGCCGAGTTCGAGTTCAGCGCTGCCATCGCAAATGGCGAATTCATCAGGATATGTGAACGCTTCAATCGTTCCACCGAATTCTTCGACGGACAGAAGGTTCAAATATTTGATGTTATCCGCATACTGCGGGTTGGCTTCAGCGCCGGAGGGCGACTGCGTAACGGAAATCAAACCGTTCCAGGCGATGCCCTTGGGATAGGAACCATCAGCGATCTGGGGATAGAGCACCGCGTGATCAACACCGGTCTCATAGAATTTCTTACCGACTTCGTCCCATTTAATGAGTTGAGGCATGGTATTTCTCCTTGTTGAATATATTTAGAAATGGATCGTGAATACAGCATGATACAGATTGTCAGTAGTGTACGTGCGGTCAAGTTTGCATTTAGGTAGTCTAACTACCTTGTCCACTAAGTCACTATCTGGATCTTTGTAGATAACAGTTAACATGTACTCGTTTGACAACGAATATGGTATGTTATCTCCGAACAGACTTTTGATACCACTGCGCTTGTAAACAATGCAGGGATATGTCAAAGTTAAAGAGGCTGGAGGTTGGAAATATACTTTGTCCGTTCCCAACACAGCCTCCAATTTCGTTTGAAGCTCAAGGCGTGGGGCCATTGTAGACCTCCCCGAGCGTCAATATCAGGCGAGGTGCGGCTACTTCGATGTTTGTTATCTTCCACCGAACCCCACCTAATATGACATATCTCATTACAGATGCGTTCAGATGGGCAAAGTCATCGGCGACAATGGATACGCGGTTTGATAACTTGAGGTTATCGTTAACTCCATGATCACTCGCATCGAAGTTTTTATTAGATCTCAGGATATCGCCCTTATATTCTTTCTCAGTTACGGTCTCCGTGAATACACCTGGAGCACCTTGAGCGGATATTCCGAAACCTATTTTGCCCGCGAACTTAGCCATTTGGATTACGCCTGTTTGCGCTCGATCACCATGGCGGTCTTCGGCATGAGCAAGGAGCCAGAGACGCGGGTTTCGATCAGGTATTTCTCCTGATTGAAATCGATATCGAAGTCACTGAAGGTGTTCATCTGACCACCCTTGTCGGAGCCGTAGGTGTAGTCAACCGGATTGACCATGATGCCGAGCAGGTCAGCGGTGAAAGCGGGGCTGACGTTATCGCGCTCGAGACCGGTCATCTGCTCGACTTCGATGATATCGTTCACACGCAGTTCAGCAGCGAGTTCCTGAACGGTGCGATACAGACGGCGCTTCTGTGAGTCACGGACCAACAGCATGCCATTGAGGACTTCGTTGGAGACGTACAGATTGGGCAGACCAGTACCCTTGAGGTTCACACGAGCAACCTGGATCGCATCGATGATCGCAACCCAATCGGTGACGGTGGATTCGAGGGTCAGGTAGTGGACGAAGACGGAGCTGTCGCCATAGATCGGGCGAATCTTCTCGGGGTTGATGGCGTCGTCATCGGTACCAAAGGTACGACCATCGCCGATCAAACCAGCGCGCGCAACTTCCTCTTCCAGCATGAAGCGCATTTCTTTCCACATCCAGGCGACCACATCGAAGTCGGTGATGTCGATGATATCATCGCGATCCAACTTCTGTTTCTTGTAGACGGTGGTAGGTTCGGTAACGCGCTTGAGCACCGCGAAGACCTGTTCGACCTTCTCGTTACCGGTGATATAACCCTTGGCGCGAGCGGCATCCGGGGTCAGATCCGCCCAAATTTTCTTGATGCGGGAGAAGGGGGTGTGGCGAGTGCCAGACATCCAGCCCTTGACCCAGCCCATGCGGCGGGTTTCGAACGAAGGTTCGTTGTCCAGCAAGCGAGCATCGGGGAATAGATCGCCGATATTGTCGATGCCGTAAGTGCCAGCGTGAGCGAGGAAGGCATCACGGAAGGAACCGCGATCCTTGGCGTCCTTGAAGACGGCGGTCGCGAATTCGGTCAACTGAGCGTGAGTCAGGCGAGGGCCGCCATCATCTGAAGCATTGAATACGTTTGTTTTCATGAAATTTTCTCCTGATTCATCGGATTGGGATAGTTCGTCGCCGGACTGACCTTCAAGTGCTTTGGCGACAATTGCATAAAACACTTTGCGTTGAATATCGTTCATTGACGCGACGACCTGTTCGACCGTTTGATCTTCTTCGGTAGCCGCATGTTCAACAACAGCTTCTTCTTTCGTCTCGTCATCAGCATGTTTGACTTCTGGGAAATCAATACCCAGATCCATCGTGATGATCGCTTCATCTTCGGAGATGGAGGCATCTGAACCATCGTTATGAGCGAAGTTCAAATAGTCGATGACGGCGCCAGGATTGGCTCCAGCAAGGACGAGACTTACTTCACGGATATTGCCCTTGTGGACGATCTTGCTCTTTTCCACGAGACCATTGGCGTAGATCGACAACGCCTCAATATCCTTGTGTGCAACAACCTGGCGAGCTTGCTGAGCAGGCGTACCATCATTGAAGACACAATATGCGTACACACCATCGTCACGATGTTCAAGGATCGCGTGGCCGAGAATATTGGCAGGTTCGTTATGGAGATGTTGCCAGACCAAAGGAACCCGTTTCCCGTCCATGTGCTTGAAGGCATCTTTCGCAATGGTTCGACCGTCTGTGCAAACGACATTAACCTTCGTCGCCCAGCCTGCGAAATCGTATTTATTTACTGCCATTTTGAATTACTCCTTGTTCTGAAATTGGCGAATCTCACTTGTTACATCAATCGGAGATTCAGCTGGCTGATTGGTTGGTGCTACTTCTTCTTTGGGCTGAGCAATGTTTCTATTCCTCAACTCATCAGCACCAGCAGCCTTACTTGGCAACAATCCGACTAGAGCACGGATGTCGTTCGGCGATACAATCTCGTTTCTCGTCAACTTATCAGCTGTATCAGCCAACGTAGTCGGGGAAACAATGCTGAGCAAGCTCCTGAAGTGTTTGATCGTCTGCTTCTGAGAGATAGCAGTTTTAGATAGGAACTTCCTTCGCATTTCAGCCGTAATAGCGATCACAATAGGTTCGATAGTGTGATTGTAAAAGGTTACCAGCTCGTTTTCCTTAGCAGTCCCATCCAATATTGCTTCTGAAATACCTAACTGGCCGTAAAGCATACTCGTTAGTTTTTCCACTTGCTCCATCAGATTGTTCTGCGCAGCTCTGTTCAGCTGGATTACTTTTTCGTTAGCATCAGAGTAGGCGACGCCATACTTGGAATTCTTCAATTGATCTTCCATGGCCTGTCGACGTTCTTCTGCTTGTTTCTTACGCGCTTCAGACTTTACTGCGTAAGGTAACTGAATGATCATGTCTAATTTGCCAGAACTACTTTGTTCGTCCACAACATCTAGCAAATTTAGTTTTGTAATCAATCGTTTAAGTACTGAACTCTTCTCATTCATTACAGAATAAAAGGGGTTCTCAACGATTGCTACTTGCGATTTAGGCAAAGTGATCTCGTCTGTGTCGCCTTTCAGTTCATTGTATAAACGAATACGAACATGAAATGGTTTCCAGCCAACGATTTTGCCTGTTCGAAGTGTGAGTACATCAAACACACCATTCGAACTTAAACTAACTGAAGTATCGGTCGGAACAATGGCTACAACGCCTTCGTCCAGCATCGAAATTACCACATCTTGCATAAAGGCACGAAATGATTGATCGATGTTCGCCTCCACTGTAAGACATCTGTTTAGACCAGAATCGATGGTCTCTACATACATATCGTCATCGTTAACACGGCAATGCCGAAATGTTAGACTTGATACTCCCAACGATATTCTGTTGTAAATAGCACCTACTAACGATTTCTCGTTTCCATATTTTAATGACGAACGATGTCTTGGAAGGGAATGTTCTGGACCATCGGCTCGAAGTTCTTGTCCATATCGAAACACATTGTATGCGTTTCTTAACCTGGATAGAAAATTGTTTTCAGCCACATGCATCCTCCTTCTTTAAGGATTTGTTGGAAATATTTCTTAACCGTTTCGAAGCCAGGCAGTATAAGCCGCATTGTAAGTGTCGGCATTCTTGTTGCTCATGCTAGTGAACATTCTTACCGTGTCCATTATCAAATATGCAGAAATGAATGCACTTACAACCTTTGCTGCTTTCTTTACTTTCTCTTGTTTGAGCAGTTCTTTGTATTTCAAATTCTTCTGCTCATTCAAGAACTTCTGAGCTTGTTCTGGGGTTACTTGTTTTCGGCGAATGATCTTGTGATCTCCGTAACGTTTAGTTACGATTGATAACTTACCACCGGCTTTACTGAGATGTCTTGTAGATGGTGTTAAGTTTCGACGAACTCCCCATTTCATTCCAGGGATACCCCAGTGAATTAATGGTCTATCGTTCATAAATAAATGTACCTCCTATTCAAAAGCATCGCGATGAGCTTTGTAAGCGACATACGCATCCATAAGTGCAGATACGTTGTCTATCTTTTGGTCGTAACGTTTCTTCATCAACTTTCTATTACCGTTTGTGTCTTCCATGGTTATAGCGTTCCCCATAGTAAACGACATTAACTCTTCGTCGAAATGCAATAAGCCAGCTTCGGATAATTTCTTCAACTCTCCTAGTGGTACTGATTCCGTCTTAGCTCCCTGGATAACTTTCTCGATGTAATATGGGCCATTCTCTTGCTCCCAACGAGCGACAAATTCTTTAGCGTTGTATGGGTCGAAACCAAAGGCTCGAACATCATACCCCATCTTTTCAATATGCGCTTCTAGGTCATCGTAGACCTGACCAGGAATATCGAGAACTGTTCCAGGCATAACTTGAAGTGTTCCTTCTGCTAAGAATTCGTCGTACTTTATACGCATCGCAGATGGTAACTTCATAAGAGTATCTTCGGTAATATACGAACGTACCTTGACTCCAAATCCACCTCGTGGAAGTGGGAATAAGAAATCAAAGGCACAGAAGTCGTCACCTTGTGAAAGATCCGCACCTAAAGCACAGACCATGTTCCAGTAATCACGCTTCTTATGAGGCAATGTTTCCTCATAACTGAAGAAGTAAGTGAATCCTTCCATGGGTATACCAAAACGCTTAGCCAGAATATCATTCCTGGTAGCAGGTGCATTCTCAGCTCGTTCAACATCTTGTTGATATACTTCATAAGAAACTGTCTTACCTAAATTCGGTTGGGCCTTCAACCAAAGTTCAGGTTTCGCAACTTCAGACACATCGTCTAACCTATAATAGAATATGGAGACGTGAGGGTTAACGTACTCACCCTTTAATATGTCTAATAGCTCCAGCTTAATAGTGTCACCACTACTGTTTCGGACAGTTCCTTCAGAACTAACCGCCAAAATAACGTAGTCATCAATTTTTGAGGCGCCTTGTTCGATAGCGCCTACTACGTCTTCGCGGAGGTCACCAGATAACCACTCATCAACAGTCGCAACCTTACATCTTAGACCCTGCAATTTGTCAATTGACATTGGTCTGATTTCTAATATCGAACCAGTCAGGAAATTTTCGATTCCCTTTTTGGTTGATGCTAGTTGTGCTCTATTTGCTCTAGAGCCAGATGTATTATGAACAGAACCATCTGTCAGGAATTTAAACAGTGGTCCTCGCGCGCGGATGATAGAAGTCTTGATTGGGGATATGACTTCTTCTGCCTGTTTCATAGTAGGCGCGGTTGTGATTTGGTGGGTTGTGCTAGGATCTATTGTGAGAAAATAGTTCTGAATAAGCGACTCGTAAAGTGATTTCGCTGCTCCACGAGCAACTATTAAATACTGCTTATTTACCAAACGCTTCTTGATGCGTTTTAGCACATAAGAGCCACCGTGATTATCTGGACTAGGTTGGTATATGTATCTATCAACGAAATAAAACCAACCTAAGAGTTGTTCGGCCCACAACTTGAAAGTGTCTAGGAGATGAAGATCTGAACCATCGGTCAAAGTTGCCTCATTTTCACAAAAGAGTATAAATCCTTCGACTGCCTGGTCATCGTAGTAGAAATTTGGATCGTCAATAAGAGAATCGATTCTGTTCATCTCCATCGAGATCTCTCTACAAACAGGAACTTCACCTCTGAGGACACTATCTCTAAATAACCCGTAATACTTCGGTGTTGCAGTATTTGATAGTGTCATAGTTACTCACTTGTCGATGTTTTGTTGTACCCGATTCCACCATTATTAAAGGCTAGTGCTCTCTTGTATGTGTCTGGATCGGTTTCCATATGATCAAGAAAGAACATTATAGAATCTAAAGCTTGTCTTGGATACAACAAATTTTGTTCGTAGTCCATCCAGAGTACAGGAAAGGGGTATGCCGTTAGGTAGTGACCCCAAAAACCCTGATACTGTAGATGACGTAATATTGCATGTTCCCCATATTTCTCTCGTAGGGTTAATGGATTCCGGTAGGCATATATAAACCTAATGTTTGGTATAAGATATGCCGTAGACCATAGAAAACGATAAAGTGGCGGGAATTTAACTCCCCAAACGGAATGTTTGGCGTTTCGCTTCAACACTGTTTCGATAAAATCTCGTTCAGTTTCAACCTTAGCGAATTCAGCATCTTCATAGGTTCCATCTGTCAACCAGGTTTCACCCATAAATATACCCAAGTTAGCTAAAGTTCCAGCGATAAGCGATGTTCCTGAGTGTGGAGCTCCGGCCACAAAAATGGTCATTGGCTCCATGTGCTATATCCAGTCGGAACTGGAAAGACAAATGGAGTTGCACCAAAGTTAATCGTCAACCATGCCTCGAGAGTTCCATAGGAATCAGTTCTGCGAAATGGTCTTACGAATGGAACATATGGTTGTCCACTCGGAGTAAACGTCCATCCTGGAGAAGTACCAGTTACAGGATCTGCTCCGGTATTCCACCGTCCATCGGTATAGGATATAGCAGACAACCAGATTTTTCCAGCATTAATATCAACAGCAAGCCTTGACGGATAAGTCGCACCAAGTCGTGGAGTCGCTCCCATAACAAAACCAGTTCCATTACTGGCTTGTGTTGGGGTTAGCGAATTTAAACCAAACTGGATCTGACCAGCATTGAAGTTATCAAATACCCGCCAAACCTCGAGATAGAACTTTCCACTTGTTTTAGCAATGCTTGAACGAGCACTTCCCAATTTAGTCCCATAACCAACATAGTCTGTGATCCTTGCTGTGAGATCGCCATCACTTAAGGTGACATCTTTCAATTTTGCTGGATTTGGATCGAGGGTTGCGTAAACTGTAGGGGGCGGTCCGGGCTTAACCGATATGAATGTCGGACCAATTCCGACTCCTATCTTGCCCATCTTAGTACCCGCCGATGATGCCTGTTGCTGTCGTTCCAGTAGCAAGGACTTTGCGGACGACGATCGGGTGGAAAATGCCAGCAGCCAGATTTGTCAAGGTGATGACTTGTCCGCCATCAGTTTCGACTTTCAGAGAGCCAGTACCACCAACATAGACAGCCCGAGCAACGGCTTCGAGGTTGTTCGTGTCGTGCGGAGTGATTGCGAATAAGTTTCGGAGAGGGCTCTCCATACCAGATTCAACTTTATCAAACGGATCGATCATTGGAAATCTCCTTCTTAAGATGAACTTGCATTTTGAACCAGTTTCAGTAGTTCAGGAAGACCCTTTTCTACTGCACTGGCAACGTATTTTGACGCCAGTTGTTTTCCAGCATTTGTGAGAACCTCGGTAACGAATTTCCTACCTGGTCCAGCGTCAATTGCCGATAGATCTTTCAGCTGCTTTTCGAGTTGAAGTCTTGTAGTGAGCTTCTTCAGTTCATCATTGCTCATCTCACTAACTTTCTTCTTCCTCAACCCGGCTACTGTCTTGTGATCCTCACTCTGGCGAGCTTGGGCTGCGGCACGTTTAGCGGCAAGATCGACTCCATACTTTTGTTTGACGGAACGATCCATATGATCCCGCATTTTGCGCCGAATACCCCATTTCATTCCGGGTATACCCCAGTGAAATAAATCGTTCATGGGACTACCTCCTCTACTGGGGGATTATTGTATGCGTACAGATCCCGCAACCGATACTCCAATTCTTCTACCTGCTCCTTGAGAGAGGATAGCAGATGAGCTGTCGTAGGGGGATCGAACGACAAACGAACCTTTTGATAGACGTACATCTTTACGCCGTTATACTTGGCGATATCGGTCATGAAATCGGCCCAAACAGCAGTATCGTCTTCGATCGCAAATGGTTCGGTTGGACCCAAACCGAGTTGATGCAAGACCATAAATGCGGTATTGATAGCAGTTATGATGTCCAGATCAAACGCGGTAGTGTCCGATGGGATGTTTAATTGAGATTTAACATCTGTTAGAATTTTCTCGTCCATTGGACCTCCTTACCATAATTTTGTGTCGCCTTTTCTTCGTATTACTGGAAGCTGTGGAAGAAGATTCTCTGATCCAAAGTGAATAGCCTGATGTGTCATGTGGCTAACGCAAATCAGGTATTCTGGGTTCATGATTGCTTCGAGATTATGACGAACAATGTCTTCTTCTCGAATTGGGTTCATGTGGTGAACTATTATCCGGTCATAAATTTCGTAACCAGGTACACCCATGTCACAACCATTGTCCCGAAGAATAACCTCTCTTCGAGTTCGTTTCCATTCTCTGGATCTGTAGAATTCTTGGTTGATAAAACGGTCAAAACCGAATGTACTTTCGCCAACAGCTCCGGACAGTTTCAGATACCTGTAGCGACTATGGAAGTCGGGTATGGCTATCAGTTCGGAATATGTCCTAGTCATCCATTTCGGCGGATTCTTCACTGGACACCTCCTGACCACTGTATACTTTGAAGGCGCGGATGGCTTCTTTGAACAGAGCTTCTTTGTTCTTCTCGGATTTTAAAACCTCAGTTTTAGCTTTTAGTAAAGCAGTCTCGTGTTCTAACTTTTCCCTTTCAAGAGCAGCAGTAGATGCGCCCATCTTCAAGAAATGAGTCAAGGTTTGAGATGTGATGTCGCCAGAACGTAGTTGCTTTTCAGCCACGTCGTAGGCTAAACTAATTAATTGTCGTTCCCTTGCTTCCACAGTTTTTCCAGGAGGAGTTTTCTTCTTAACTTTCCTTTTGCCTTGGACCGGCTCTTCCTGGTTGTCTCTCATTGGGCACACCTCCTTTCCGTTAGTTTAGATATGCCATAGATAGTCCTGCCTTGAGTGAACTTAACAAATACTTTTGTTTGATTCACCAGTAGTTTCGACCCACTTTTGAGGTGAGCTCTTGAAAGGAGAAATCGGTTCACAACGTCGATTTGATTTGAACCTACTGATGAATCAAGCAAAAGCATCTGTCAAATAT